ATTACATTTTTTATAAAATTGTCGTCGCTTTACCCATTGCTTCTGAAATAAATCATGACTATCTACAATATCTACCACAATTGGATTATTCCCCTTTACGCGCAATATACGTCCGACAGATTGCGTTATGTCTGTCTTTGGTGTTACCATTACTAATGTAGAGAGTGTTTTTATATCTAATGCCTCTGCTGCCATAGCATATGTTGCCAGTACAATTTGTTTAGTTTCCGTTGTTTGTAAATCGTTTTGTTTCATTCCACCCACATAATATCCAATTGTCGCCAAATCTCGATGTATAATACTTTCATATAAATACTTTAATAAACACCGATTATGACATAATATCATGATTTGTTTCGACTTATTTTCTTTCAATAGATCGCCAATTATATTAATTATGAAATCGCTACGTGGTCCATAATTACATAATTTGGAAATCATGGTACTGTATTTGGGATTGTCTCGATAATCATATTCGACCTCGTTGAATTCGGTGTCCCTCGATTTATAAGTAACGGCGCGAACGCATACTAAATCGTCGTCTTTTCGTTCCTCGCTATATATTTTGTCGCCAATAAACATATATAATACTTTTGTTAACCGATCCTTTCGTTCTACGGTTGCTGATATACCTAACATATTGGGCGTTAACGTTTTGAATAGAGTTTTTGAAAACTGTTCGCTACCGATGCGATGAACCTCGTCGATAATGGTTAATCCGAATGACGAAAACGCATTACTGCCAAAATCTTTATCATATAATGTTTGAAGCATACCGATTACTATATCTTTTCCGTCTATATCGAATACTTTTCCTTGAATTTTACCGATTGTAGCAGTTGGAAGAAATTCTTCAATGCGCTCTATCCACTGGTTCATTAGAAATTCTTTATGAACGATAATAAGTGTCTTTTTTTGAATATTCGATATCATTTTTAACGCACATACAGTATTATGCGTAACTGTATTGTCACCTAATACAAAACGACGATTTCCATCTATTTCAAATCCATAATAATTATCTATTTCTAATTTTTCTAATTTTATACGTGTATTTAATGTATCCTTAATTTGTTTTCTTGGATTTGCTTTTTTTCTTGGACATTTTACTGGTATTTCTTCTAATCCTTTACCGTGGATATAGGTTCTATAATAAGTTCCTTCTTTTTTTTCACCCTTATACATACACGATTTTTTACATTCTGTTTTATAGGCAGCAAACCCTAATGACTTTGCTATAAATATTATATCATCTAATAATTTTTCATTTTTTTGAATAATCTCATAAGAATTTTCATGCATATAACCGTCCGAATCCATTAACCCTGCTAATAATTCTAATTGCGTAGTCCGATCATTGCATTTATAATCATGCGGAATATGTTTATTTTGCATTAAGTTATATTTACGCAAACCAATCATTAATTCATTCTCTTTTGTAATAGAATTTATACGATAATCATACTGACTATGATACTGTAAATATAATGTCTTGTGTTTATTTTTAAATGTATTATTATTTAAATAAGACAATACCGATGCTTCTTGTGTAGTTATCATTGTTGATCTTGAAGCACCATCACCCAACCAATAACCTAATAAATATGGGTCTATTTCAACTTCTTTTTTGGGAAATGTAATAGGAACCCGATAACCAACCAGAACTCCTCCTCTTCCGTGATATGATTTGGGTAAATCTAAATAATCTAATACAGAAATATCACGAATAGTTCCTTTGGGTGTATGTTTATTCACAGTGGAACTGTATTTTAAAGATAATATATGACTTTCATTCACTATATATGGGTCTCCTTTCCCTGGGATTACTTTATACATTTGCTCCTTTCCGCGAGCAAGAGTTAACACATTTCGGGGAGTTGAATCATCTCCCATTATTACATCACCTACTTTTATATCTTGAACCATTTTAATTGTTCCATCGTACTGCATAATAGGTGTATTTAACCCAAGACATTTACCGAATCCGCACGGAAGTTCGAGTATGCCTCCATTTCCATTGATTAAAGACCCATTGCATATGGGTGTATTTATATGATTCATGTAAACACTAATCATTTGTTCTTGATTTTCCCTAACTGTTTTGGTAAATTCAACATTGATATTGTCACCTTCGTCCAATTCTGACTTGTCGGGTAAACCATATCGTTTAATTCCATAAAATCTAGGTAAATAAAATTTATTTGTGTTTTCGCGAAATACATGAAATGCACCCACATCCGTATTTTGAGTAGCCCCAAATACAAATGGTTTTACATATAGTTCTTTACGAAGTTGGGCTTCATCCTCCTTTGTAATTGCTGATTTGGGTATGGTATATCCTTTTTTTCCTATATATGACACATTCCTTATAGTTTCTTTATATCCATCAGATAGTGCGGAGATTGTTTGTTTTGGTATTGAAGTTTTTTTTCTTTGATAATATGGTTTGAACCTACTCATATTGTGTAATATATATACCCGTATGTTACTTTAGGATATTTCAATTTTGTATATCGCTAGGAATAAACGGGTGAAAAATATAATACTATTCTATACTATACTATATAAAATGAAGTTCTTATCTTTAATGAATTCTCTTTCGAATGTTGAAACCGGATTAATTGTGACATTTATTTTCTATTTAGCAATGCCCGTCGAACTTCCGGACGTATTATCAAACATTGTTGAATCATCGTTGGGTACAGTCGGTATTTTCGGATTATCATTATACCTATTTTTTAACGCAAATCCATTAGTTGCAGTATTATTTGTTATGGTTGCGTACGAATTATTTCGCAGATGTTGTAATGCTACCGGAAAAGTCGCAATGCTTAAGTATACTCCTACCCAGGCTAGAAAAGATAACAAAATGAAATCTATGAACCCTATCGCTAGTGTATCATTAGAAGAACAAATAGTGGATGATATGGCACCCGTTGGAAAAAGCGATATTAGCGTTTTTACAGCATCGTCATTTAAACCCGTTTCTGAAAGTACTGGCAGTGCGTCGACATATTAAACCCTTGATAATTTGAAAACATAATGACAATAATTATTATGTTTTTATGATAGTTCTTTCTTTAATTGAGATATGTGTTTAGCATATTCGATTATATAAACAATCGGCACCACTATTAAACTACTTAACCATACTGCGTTACCGATACTTGTTACTATATTAACACCATACAGAATACATATAATAATCGTAGCAACTGCCATAGATGCTATTGCTTTCGCACTATGTGCTATAAGAAATACTACGATTTTAGATACCATCTCACCAAGATCACTTACATGAAGTGCGTCAGGAACCTCATCAGATTGTATATTAGATGTATCATTATCATCCGGATATTCAGTAACGATAGGGGCAGTATTTTCACTTGCGGTTAAGGTTGTCATAAATTCGGATTGTTGTTTTTTTAGTTGTACTAATCCAAATGATAACAAGTAGAATACAGCAATAAATAAAGCATTTGATCTCGCATATTTATGTAACTCCGCATCTAGACTAATTAATGTAACAATAATTGCAACAGAAATCAACGATATAACAATATCAGCACTACGAATACGGTTTAAAACACCATAGTCTAAATTAATCTTTACTAAATTAATTGGGTCGATTACTAAACTTTTATAGCCTATAGGTACCAACACATAGGAAACTACCAATGCTATTAAAAACAATCCATAGTTTACTGTTGTCTTCATTAATTGGCTTTCTTGTTCCTCATCCATCATTTTAGTATTAATTGGAACGTTATATGTTAGCATTTCATCTTCGCCTACACCTGTAGGATTACAATCGATATATATTTCCTGACTATCCGGTTCAGATATATTCGCTGATGGGATTGTCTGCATTGTGTTCGCATTCATATTTTGTGCGCCTTCCCTATACCCATTAAATGCTTCTTTATTGGTTGTGTTTATTTCAAATAGTGTTGTCTTATCGGCATATTTCATTATTTTTGATGTTGATTCAGTGTTTATCACAATCGGACTTGTAAAAACACACACCGTATCTACATTATTGTTTGTATTATATACAATACAATCACTATTTGTTGGTAGTATGCTGTTTAATGTAATATCCATATTTGTAACTTCTTTATCGGGTAAGGTAAGCATTTTATCTATATCATTACCATCAGTCTTAAATGACGGGGTTGATTCTAATAAGTAACATGTATACACTTTACCTGTCTTTGTTAAATTCTTGTGTTCTATTACGAGTTCTCCTATTATATTTTCATTATCAGTAGTAATTTTATCAATATTAAAGTGAAGCAATCGGTTTACATATATTTTTTGATGAATATATTCATCTCTCTTTGAATTTAATGTTATAAATAAGTTGCTATCCGATGAATTGTTGGGAAATGGAACCGTAAAAGCACCTTTCTTATCACTTGGATCTATGACTTCATTCTTATTTATTGTTACTCTCGGATAAGAAGTACTGATTTTGCTACTGTAGTTTATATTCTTATCGGGATACAAGTTTGTCATCTTACACTATATATAATTTATATAGTTTAATTTATGAGAATCATCTAAAGATTAGGAATATATTGAAATAAATTGTTCTCGTACATAGTTACTTTGAATGTATCATTATATCCTTCTACGAACACGACGTCACTATTATTTATGTCATCGCATCCATATTCACCCGTGCAACTTTTTCCATTTACACTTACTGGTAACTTCGTATTTAGGTTTCCATTATTTGCGATTGTGTAAAACTGCCACTTGTCACGTCCTGACATAATACGCCTTCCCATTAATGGTAATATATCATTCTCACCACTATTTCCCATTCGAGTTAATATGCCAACTTGCTGATATGTACTATTTACCGCACGCGTTTGGATATTTACTGGTATGCCGGCTACTGGTGGAACTCCGCGAATATCGATTGTATTACGTGGATAGTATATATCATGGGTTTTCAATGGCGGTGCGTATGGATCATTTATCGTGTCATTACGATCGGAAACAGGCATTAATGCGTGGTGAATAGGCATATTTATATTTGTTGTTTTTGTATTAATTTGTTTTTTATCTTCCCATAAACGATAATAAAGTGTGAATCCAAGTACTATAAATACGATCATTATAAATACCATGGTTATGTTCTCGATACATATGACTCCAGGGATGCATTTTTTTGCCATACTTTATATATTTATACGATATTATTTTACAATACCATTATTATTGGATATGTAAACGAATAATATGGTCGGGTACATTGTCTAAATTTTGAAGCGTTCCATTAACTATATATCATAATAATATGAAATATAGTCGTGATATTTACATGTCGAATGATCCGACAATCGTACCGAATCCGCCAAATATCTTTTTTAACCCACCAGTGATAAATGGTATAATTGGATGTTCAACCTTCTTGACAAATTCGGATGTATTTCGGGTAATTGCTACTGGTTTTAACCGTTTACAACTAAAACATCTATCGCGAACTGATTTCGGAAAGTATATTATATGCGGTCCGCCAAAGTCTACTGAATACCTGTCAAATTTATCAAGATAATACCATAGATTGAACTCTATTTTACTTCCCAACTTCGTTTTACCACTTCCAAAATCTAATATCATAAATACTAACCATGGAATTAGATAAAATATCATTCCAATAAATTGTAAGATGTAGTACCCTATGCATGATGTAAAATTACCTAGCAATTGAATAAGGCATACAAAATTACTTACACTAAATATAAATAAAGCAATTATGACACGGGATAAACTCCACGCACCTACGACTAGACCTTGGGGTAATTCAATAATTTCTTGACCTATACCTTCCAATATCTCTAGTAGTCCCCTTCCTATATTACCAATTAATTTAAATACTCCGAATACTATTTTTATCGGTTTAAATAAGAATCCGAACATTGTGAATATATATATATATATATTCGCAATATATTAGTTAAGTGCAGACACATTATTTCTTAACTTGCTTATAATTTTCGTATTTGTGAACGAAAGATTCGGTTTTGCCAATAATAGAGTCCATATTTTCTAATCCGGTCATTAGTTCTTTTTGAAGATCTGGAAATTCCTTCTTTAACGCAGTTAACATATCTTTCACTTCTGGATTTGTAGTCTCACTGGCTTCATTATTTGTAATTGGTTCTCTTGCTACTGCCGGTTCTGCTTCTGTTTTTGCGATTGAGTCTGCTTCTGTTTTTGCGATTGAGTCTGCTTCTGTTTTTGCGATTGAGTCTGCTTTTGCTTTTGCTTCTTCCGTTGGTTCTGTCTTTTTGACTGTAGCCTTATCAGCACCTTCTTTCATTCCTTCGATTCCAGCACGATTTAATCCTGTATTCAAAATATTTGTTACGACCAATGCTACGCATAGAATTACAATCATATTTTTACTAAAGAACGCGGTTACAAATCCAAGTAAGCACATGAATACAATTGACGTAATGTCGCTGGAATTAACATAAATCACAATTTGAACTAATGTCATGAATAAGAATAAGTAGAGAACTAATTTATTTTGAAGTATAGGGTTGAAATTGTACTTCATCTTTGTCATTTTTCCGATGTTAGGTAATTTGAATGCCATTTATAAATTATATGCCGAAATTAAAATATACTAACTGGTTTCCTAAATTTCGTCCATGGTAGTCTCATCTATATCGTCTAACTCATATGTCGCTGGTATATCTCCGCCATAAATATCTAACACCTCTTTTACGACTTCTTCGCGTTGAATATCATTCCTTTG